TGGTCCATATTGTTTTAGTATTGTATTATACGATTCCTTATAGGTGTTAAAATATGATTCTATATCTGTATTTAATCCACTAACGATCTCACCATATGAAAGTGTCTCTCCCGATCCTCCAATATACACACCTTGTTTAATTTCATTTTCTTCTAATGGTTCTCCATCAGGTGTTTGAGAATTGGACCCCGCCGATTGTAATTGTTCTAAAAACTCTTTTGTAAATTCTTCAGGGTCTTTTCCATCAATATTACTTGTACCTATAGATCTTGGATCATACATTTCTGTATTTGCAAAGAAATTAGATGATAGTGCGTTTTGTAATCTTTCGACTGGTTTATCTAATCCTTGTCCACCAATAAAGTTTACTTGTAGAGTTACATTAGCAATCATTGGTTGTACACCAATACCTTCAGGATTTAAATCCCATACACCTTCGTCGTAATTTATGTTGACATCTCTAATTGCAATCTTAGAATGATAAAAATCACCAATTCTAACCACACATATAGGTGGTGGACCGAAACTTGTATTTCTCGCATTTATATCATTATTATCCGCAATACCCTTAAGTGGTATTGTATCACCAGGTCTAACACATTGCAAAAGGAATGTTAACCTTGCATTCAAACCTTCAGGTGTTGTTGAGTGAAACGCGGGATGGAAGTATTTTAGTTTTTCTGTTAAACTTTTAAATGTAACAGGTGAATCCTCCTCTAATGCCTTGAAATAATAACACTCAGACAACGTCTTCATGATAATTTTTTTCATTTCATTAATAGGTGGTTTCTTTACCTTAGGTGGTTCTATTGTTCCGTCGGGTGTTAGTTTAACTTTTGGATCGTCAGGAAGGTCAGGTAATTTATCTATTGGTGTCTCAACCATTTCCACGGTTGCGTGTCTACAGTAAAACGTAACAGGTGCGGTTCTTTTTAGTGCACTATTAGATCGTATTTCATCTTTGTGACAATTTACAGGAACACTACCCCCACCAAACAAGTTTTCTTCTTTACTAACTGTTTCTCCATTTGCACTATAACCTATACGTAAACCACCTTCTATACCTTCATATCCTAACTCTTCAAAAGTATAACCAAGTGTTTGAGATACTGAGGGTACTCCCGATGATGGAACAACCTTTGAAAAGTCTTCTCCATAATCTTTACTGTTTTTCTGTATCTTCTTCATAACATCTATAAAGACACTATGGGCTCTCCTCGCCGATAATTTTACGTTATAATTGTTATCGGCAACAGATGATGTACTAGTAAATATTTTAATTAAAACATCTTTAAGTTCTCCACCTTCAATCCTTGATTTAATAGAGGTTAGTTTGCTGTCATATGTCGTCTTATTATCAACAAGTCTATTGAAACCCTTATCTATTTTATCCCTAACAAGTGCATAATCAGAAGTACTACCCGTTATCCCCTCGGATTTACCAAACATATTTTCTATGTCATTCTTTTTGTTAACGGTAAGTGGTGCAGTAAAGACCATATCCAATCCGTTTACTAAGTCTTTCATATAAGTCCCGTCAGCCGGTGTTCCTGTTGCTGAACCTCTATTTCCAACATAAGTAGTATATTCGTCGGTATATGTGTTGGGACTTGTTACCGCACTTGAACCTATCTTTGGAAAGTCGTTCCTAAAATATAAGTTAATTAAGGTTTTCTCAGGTGCTTGTTCAATAGGACTTAAATCGGGTGTTTCATATTCACTATCATCCACCTCTACTTTATATTTGGTGATTGATTCTTTATCAGGATTATCCGCTTCTAAATATTTTTGAATACTACCTATATCTTCCTTAGTTAAAGTTGTGTAAGTTCTTATTAACTCATAAAAATCTAATTCCTCACATCCCGCAAAAAACGCGTTTATATAATTGTCAGATTCTTCATCTGACATTCCTTTAAAAACTTTAGTTACTAAAAGGTTCAATATACTTGGGTGATCGACAACTACTTTAAATGATATTTGTCCCGACCTTTCAGTAGATTGATATGTATATATCGGTTCAGGTCTACCTAAAAAGACATTACTTTCCCATCTCGCATTATTTTGTTCCGATACTTTAATATCGTATGGTGGGAACCACATCACTCTACCTCCATTAGGTCCTCTTTCACAAAACGGTAAGTCCGTGTATGTAAAACCTGGTAGTGTAGATGTTTTCCACGCTAAGTTCTCAAGTGAGAACATATATTTTTTTGCCATGTAACCATCACCAAAGGTAGATTCAACAATATTCGTTGATCCCTCAAAAGAACCTTCTCCATTAGACATTGGTGCCATGTTTAAATTCCATGGTTTTGACATCACACTAGAGTCAAACTTTCTTATGTTACCTGTACGTTTCATTGTGTCGGACATATTCATGTATGGGTCGTCTTTTGTCCATACCCTACAGTATTCAACGCCTGACTCTTCTCCAAACTTATCCACGTACTTTACTGCCGATCCTCTCGACATCATTACATTACCTTCTCTAAATATTCTACTTGTTTGGTCGATTGCGTTCGCCACATGTGACCTCGCAGCACCACCGTCTGATGGCATAGTTTCAAGTAGTTCTTGAGTTTTACCTAAAATGGAGTCACTTCTAAACCCGTATTTAGTGGAAAGACTTTCCTCTAATTGAGATCTCTCAACTTGGTATTCAAGGTTACTTTCTCCTAACTTATTTTTTGATTTACTACTGTACCATGTTAATCTACCACCTATTTGTCCTCCTTCAACCACAGAACGTTGTCTCTCAAATAACGCGGTTTGTACGGGATCAAACATTAAACTTAGGTAATAACTACTTCTAACGATGTTATCATTAAAATCCCCCATCGCGTATTTTACATCTTCACCTCTATCATCACCTATGTATGCCACACCTCTTGGTGCTCCCATACCTAAAACGTCATTAATTGCATCACCCACTTTATCAATGAAAGTAAATAATTTAGATGATTGTTGTGATCTTGCTGTTTTTGTGTAGTTTGGTGCATATGTTGAATAACTTAGGTTGTCGAATAAAATATCCTTCTGACCTGAACCTAAATATTCAATCATTAAATCAGATGGTTTTCTTGACAGTTTAGGTCTTCTTTGAATTCCTATTAGAGAACCTAACGCCCCCGTCACATCTTGTATAATTGCACCCAATCCTGTTTGTGCCTCAGGTCTATTAACCGTTGGTCTTCTTGGGTTTGTCAAATAATCACCAGGTATTTCACTCCATGGAAATTCCACACCCGCAACTGTTTGTAAGAAATCAATCGCCTTACCCGCTATGGTTTTGGCAACCGTTACTTTAAAATTCTTCTCTATTAAACCTTCTTTACCTGTAACAATATTAACCGCTGTTGCCAAATTACCTTCCAACGCATCTATTAGTCTTACTCTACCATAAGTGGCGGCAACTAAATTTTGTGTTATTCTCGCTAAAACAGGTCCTTGTTTGTTTTCCCTAATATGTCTTGCAGCAAACTTCATCAACCTCGATTCATTATCGTAGTTGTCGGTCGTCATAATACTAATTAAATTACTATAACTCCCTTGTACAAAATATTCGGGATATAACCCCAAATCATCAATCCTTGTTAAATTTCTTAAAGTATCAACAGTACTAAAATTTTCTGTAGTAAATGTGTTTGAGTTTTGAGGTACTGATAAGTAAGTATTTAGATTATCGTCTACATCTCCCTGACTAATATTTGAATGGTCACTAAGAGACTCTACAGAGTATGCGGAACTAGTAAATGTCTGAGGACCGTTGGGTTGTTGTAACGTCCTATTTAATATACTATCCCTAAATTGACTTGTAGAATCGAAATCTAAGTTACTTGGCATAATTTCTTTTTAATATAAATAGATTTAAGATGAAAAACCCTCAAATTAATTAGGGTCTAAATAACCTTTACCTTGAACCCATCTCTCAGGATTTAACGACCATTCCTTTTGGTAGAACCCAGTAATTGCATCTTTAGCCTTAATTTCAACTTCATGTTTAACTGTCTTATCTTGTTGGGTGGTTTCAAGAGGAACGTTTTGAGGTTTTTTAAATTCGGTTGGGTCTATACCCATTTGGGTTTGTATACCTTTTATAAGTTCCGCCTTTTGTTCACCAAACATTTCTACTAAGGAATCAGTACCTTTATATAATAAACTACTTATATCTCCACCCGCCTCTTTTGCACTCATTGAAGATAATGCTTGTACCGCTTTGTCACCTACACCAGCCACTTCCATTCTAGCCAACAACGCTAAATAGTTAACATCCCTACTTATGTTTTCGACTAAAGTTACTTGTTCTCTTATGAGGTCTTTTTCTGATTTGTCTTTAAATTCGTCTTGAAAACCTATTAGTTTGTCGGCTAGATCACCATTTAATTCACTTAATTTAATTGAACTTTTTCCAAACTCTTCTTCCAATCCCGCCGCTTGTAGATCAATTGACATTTCTCCGTCCTTCATTCTCGCGAGGTTGGTTAGGAATTGTTTATTATCCTCATCAATATCTAACCCTTCTAAGGATAATGCCGCTTGTTGACGTTCTTGTAGTGCAATCGCTGATTGGGTAAGTTCAGCCATGTCTATACCTAATTTACCCGCAATTTCTCTTGCCTGTCTAAGGTTAGCACCTGTTACTTCAAATCCACCCGTCTCCATATTGTAGGTTGCCAAATTACCCGCTACACCTTCCAATGCCCCTTGTAATCCTTCTACTTCATTGGTTGCCATATACATAAGTCTTAGTGGATCGTTGAAATCCCCAAACGCGGCACCTAAGACACCTAATTCCGCGGATAGTTCTAACGCTCCTTCAGGTGAAAATACTTTATCCGCCACTTTAAATGTTTCACTTAAACTCATTCTAATTTCGGTTGATCTTCTAACCATTTTCTCGAGACCTTCAACCCCTTGTTGGAAACCATATTCATTCAGTTTTCCAACATTCTCTATCATTCCTTGAATGGTTTGTCTTGATTGTATTCCAACCTCTAAAGATCGTTTACCCGCATCGGCAATTGATTCTTGTGCTTGTGCCGCACCTATACCTACTTTTTCAAAGTCGTCATATGCACCGATAACTTCGGACATCTTCATACCATATGCACCCGCGATTTCACCCGCACGTACTAACATATCTGTACCAACCAATGCAAACCTACCCGTATCTTCTATTAATTTACCTACAGAATCGGTCATCTCCTTGAAAGGAATTCCCATTCTTCTTAGGTCAGGTTGAGCGTCAGTGACTGATTCCCTAAACTTTTGAGATAGTTCTCCCGCTAAACCCAATTCTTTATTAACAAACGTAAGTAAATAGGATTGTTCTTTTACATAATCACCTATCCCACTCATCGCAGTTTTAATTAAAGAACTAATAACCGCACCTGTCTGACTACCACCATCGGTTGGTGGTTTATAATTCTGAGCCAATTCCTTAAGAATATTAGTATCTTCAGGTGCATATGGTTGTAGTGTTGCTCCGGCAATCACATCAACAATAGAGGATTTAAAATCATCACCACCAACTGAGTTACCTCTTGAACTGTTATTACCAACATTTTTGTATTTGTTTTTGATTTGACCGATTGTCTTATCGTCAAGCATATTTCCGTCCTTATCATTCAGCACTCCCCGCTTCTGTAGGTCGTTAATTATTTTGTTGATATCGTCCATATAGATAAATACTAGTCGGTAGACTTTTCTAACTCAATAATTCGTTCGACGTAGTATCTTCTCATAAACACGGGCATCTCTAAAACATCCCTATGTGAGAACCCTTTTCTAAGTAAAAAAATTGTTTCAGTAAACTGCGCGCTTTTATAGTCCGTAGAAAGGACGAAAAAACTCCACCCCAAAGTCTACTCTAAAAGTGACTTTTTCTCCTGATGGGGCGACTGCGTGGTGTACTAAGTTTACACCTGGTTTTACTTTATTGACGTATTTCCTAAAATCCTGAGAATCTAATATGGGTAAGGTCTCAATAAAATTTCTAATATTCATTTGATCTTTATTACCCTTAACACTCTTGATCAGTTTTTCTAATCTTTTTGTAACAATAGGAGGTGCACCAAGACCGTTCCAACTTTTAGTTATATCCTCTAATTCTTGTTCGTCTTTTGGTGTAAGAAATTTAAATGTAATATCCACTTTAGATTTTTCCATAAAATATGGATACTCACCGTTTTCGTCTTCTTTTAAATCGAATTCTTTATAGGTGAGTTCACTTAAATCAACTGTATGTTCAAATGATTCTTCTGTTTTTGGGTCCTTTAACTCTAATTTTAATTCAGGTCCAAACGCAGTATTACGTAAAAAAATCAGGATTGCCTCCTTATCTTCTCTTGTTAAATCTTCAACAGGTACATCTTTAGTTAAAACCTTTCTTTTTAAAAGTTCTGTGACGATGTCTCCATTTGCCGCTAAGTTTGGTGAGGATAAAACATTCTCATCTGCGGCAGTTAGGTATGCTACCTTTAATGATTTCGTACCATTTGGATAGTATATACCTCTACTTGGTAATTCAACAACATCGTATTGAATTGTTGGGTCTATTCTATATTCGTTTTCCATACTGTTTAAATGTAACTATTAAATAGTATAAAGTAAAGTTTAAATAAAATAAAAAAGGGGATCCTTATAAAAGACCCCCTTGAAATATTTCGACAGATTATTTTTTTAGTATACTTGGATACATCTATCCATTCTTAACGTACAATCAATTGTTGCTAATGCATCATTGTTGTAGTCAAGTTCATTAAAGTTTAAGTCAGTCATAAATGAACCTTGTAAAATCCATTTTTCAACCACAACACCTGTTGGGTCTAACATTTCTAATTCAATATCTTTTTTATACCCTGCAGCATAACCCATTCTTCCTGTTACTGATTCTGCGTGTAATCTAAACCATTCCATTAACGCTTGAGACGCTGATGGTCCGATTGGATCTTTAAACTTAACTCTTAATTCATTCCATACGAATCTACCTGCAACATAAGTTGAAGTATTTAAGAAAGGAATCTCTACTGAGTTGATTTTTGCACTCGGTCTAGCCGCTGATGTTACATACCACTCGTTGATACCCAATGATGAAGGGAACCTAACGATAAATCGGTTAACTCTTTTCGGTTCGTAAGGAACCGGCATTTTCATTAATAAATCTGCCATGTCTGTATTTTTGTTATATTTGTTATTCTATTATTATAAATATATCTCTTCACGAAATATTTTTCTTTTTTATTTGAGAACTACTTGACATTGTCAATTAATTTCCGTATTTTTTTATTACCCAGTAATTACTAGTATGAAATATAGGATATAAATTATATAATATATTAAATCTAGTATATATTAAACCAGTATATACTGGGGTCATCTCAATTTTTACTTTTGGATAGGGGAGAGTCGTTAGACCCTCCCTTTTCCTTTTTTATTCTATTAGATATTCTCAAATGATGCTCCTGTTGGAGTAATTAAGAATTCTACATCAATGAATTCAAGAGATCTAGTTGGTTTAACATAAATCTTACCTCTTAGTGTGTTCGCGTCTATATCTTCTGGATCGTTAGACACAACTACTCTAAATTCGTATAAACCTCTTTCTTTCTTAATAGATTCTAATATTGGGTTAACCAATCTTAAAAATTCATTTCTTACTTGTTCGTCATTTTGTTCAAATAACAATCTAACTGCCACCGCTGAAATTAATTTTCTCGCTCTTAATAATAATCTTCTTACGTTGATTCTATCAAGTGCAGACTCTCTAACTTGTAATGTTTTGTTACCCCAAATTATAGTACCCGTATCTGAGAACGTTGCAATTGGGTTAATTCTTGCATTATATAGATCATCTCTGTTATCTAACGTCAACTTCTTCTTCGCTTTGATTGCATTTACTAAACCTCTTTGGTATCCCGCTACTGCGAACCAAGGATAAGAAACGTTATCTGTTAGTGCGATATTCTTAACAACCTCACCTGTTGGTGGAATGTATAACTGAGTTGCATTGTCCCCATCTCTTACTTGTATCCAAGGCCAATATGTTGCCGTGTAGTTAGTATCTAAATCAACTTCATCCAATTGGTCAACTATTTCGTCAACATCTGAAGTGTTAGGTGAGTTAGTGATGTATAATGAATCCGCTCTATCACCTTCTATCATATCAATTGCTTGATTAGTTAATGAACTATGGTTATAGAAATCAATACCTGGTGTTGCAAATATGTTGATATCAACCGCTTCAGGATTAGAGAATGTTTCAATTCCCGCTAAATATGCGTAATAATCTGAGTTTCCAACAGTATCACTAAATACACCACCGTTAGATGTGTGTCCACTTACATAAGTGTTTTTACCAAAGATGTAACCATCTCCATTTGTTCTTGTTCCTCTGTAGATATCCCAACCATCAAAACCACCACAAACTGCGAATGTAAATTTTCTATATGATTTACTTTCTAATAAACCTTTATCATTTCCTTCTAAATCATACGGTGTTGTTTTAAAACCTGATATACCAGACGCCTGACTTGAAAGGTGGAAACTATGTGATGTTGAACTCGCAGCGTTTCCTTTATATTCAAATAAATCTCTATCGAAACCAATTTGAGATGATAAACCTAAAGTAACTTTTCTGATTTTATCTCCGTTAGTTTTTTGTTCTGTACCTTGTGAGTTATAAGAAACAACGTCACCCGCCACATTATATTTTGTTTTGAATAGTACGTTACCAACTTTAGATGTACCTAAGAAATCTGATGTAAATCCTTTAAATCCTGCAGGAAATGCATCTACAGGTGCATCTTCAGCCATGTTCAACATTATATATTTCGAACGTAACTCGTACTCACCATCTGAAGTACCTATCTTTTTAGCGATGTAACCAGGTAGGTCAGGGTTCATTGTACATCTTGAGAATTTTTCAAGTACTGAAATATTATTATCAGTATCATTAAAATCTCTAATTATCAAATCAAACTCACCTGAATCAAGGTCAATATTCTGAACTTGAATTTTTAATTGTGTGTTTGCAGCATTTCCATCTGATATACTAATTACACTGAATAGGTCGGAAACAATACCACCTCTCACTTCAGATACAACTGTTGGTGATGCTGGTGTTTCCCATTGATTTAAATAATCGTTTCCTACGTTATGTGAAACATGTGTAATGTCTAAACCTCTAACAAGTCCTTGTCCGTAAAGTGCTGATAATAATTTTGGATACTCTTCAAAAACATAAAGAGGTACTTCATTTTTCTTCTTATCAAAATTAGTATTACCCAATACTTTAGAAACATATTTAGTAGATGATGTATTCAACGTACATGTAAATGATTTAGCACCACTTGTAGAACCTGTAACATTAAGTGTAAATTCTGATAGTGGGTCGGTCCCTAAAGTGGATGACGCAATACTTATGTCACTTGATGAACCTAATTCAAGGTTTAATGTTTGTCCTTGGTACGATCCTCTTGATCTTAGTGATAGTACCACTATATTGTCGTAGTCAGAATTTACTGAAGCATTATAACTAAATTCTGTTATTTTGAATCCGTTATCTGTCTGATCCCAAACAAAAAGGTAAGAACTTACACCCGATACTACTCCAAGACCGTTTTCTGTAAAATAAGTGTTATACCAATTGTTATTGTTGTTTGTTCCTATTGGTCCCGCTATCTGTAAAGACGATCCCAAACTTAATGTTTCTGCCCCATCAACTAAACCAATAGTAAACCATGATCCGTCAGCTAAGACACCTAAATTTGTAATCCAGTCAGACATAGAACTTCCATCATTTGCTGTCTTCCCACTTAGGTTTTCAAATAATGAATAAGTTGAAATATCTAAACCAGTTCCTATAAGTTCCTCTACCGTATTTGTAGTTCCACCTGTAAGGTCTACTGTTATTCCGCCTAATGTTTTAATTGCGTATGTTATTTTTGGTACGTAACCCGTCAAACCTAAAACTCTTGTTACAAATAATTGGTTAGATTCTTGAAGGTATGATTTTGCGACATAACCCAATTCGTATTTTGGGTTACCGTCCGAAAATTTAGTTGGTGAAGTAGGTCCAAAATATGTTTTGAATTCGTCAAAATTTCTTATTAGAATTGGTTCAAATGCAGGTCCTTTTAGTGCCTCACCTGATAACCCTAATGTGGTCACACCCACACTTTGTGCTACGAACGTTAAATCCTTT